CTTAGATCCAATCTCAACTCTCATTATGGCTTCAGCCATATCGATATCCATACTTCTAGCCGCTGTCATAGCGTCTACCTGTAGAGATAAAACATCTAATTCCTCTGTCGCGATTTCCATAGGCTTGAATTCGTTGTAGAATCTATTTCTTAATGGATGGTATACTGACAGTAGTTTTTGTAGGTTTTGTTTTTCTTTTGGAACGGTTAGAACACCGTCTTTAAATATAATATGACCTAAAGTTGCTTCACCTTTTTGATCCTCAACAAATACTGATGATTGGTTTGTTGCGTATCTAATTTCTTTTTGAACGCCCGTCTCTTCATCGAAGAATAATAAAGCATGCTTATTAGTGTGTTTCGAAGGTATGGTCATAGTTAAAGGACTCATGCCTCTAGCTAATATATACGTTCTATCTTTTATTTCCCACGTTACTTGTGGTTCAAGGTTTTTTACCGTTTGTTTGATTGGTGTAACTTCTTGATTTACTGGAGGTGCTACCTCGATGTTGTTAGCTGTAGCTTGTTTAGCCATAATATGATAAAATTAAATAGTTTGTAAAAGGTAATAATTACCCCCGTTGATTTAACGAGGGTAAGAATTACAAATAATTATACTCCTTGAAATAATACAAAGTTGTTAGCTGCTTGTACACATAAACATCTTTCAGATAAGAAGTTTACTTCCATTGCATCTAAATCAGAAGACATTGCTCCACCAGCAGAACCAGTTAACCAAGACTTCATTCTTCTATCATCAGCTTGAGAAGCTCTATATCTAACGTGTAAAAATGGACGTCTGATATTAGTTCCTAAGATTTGATCATAAACTGTAGAAGTTCCAGCAGGAACTAAAACACCTTCAATACTAGCGTCAACTCCACCGATTGCTCCACGAGTAGATGCATCGTTTAAGTATTTCCAGTCAGTTTTGTAGAAATCATAAGATCCACGTCTGAAACCAGAGAAACCTAAGTTCAATGCCATGTCTTGAGAGTTCTCAAATACACCGTAAGAACTACCACCTTCGTAGCTAGCTCCACCAGATCCAACACCTGCTAACATATCATCGAAATCTAAAGACGTTTGTCTGTTTAAGAATAACATGTTTTCTTCAATAGCACCTTGTGTATCTAGGTTTTTTAAGATTTGATCAAAAGCAGCTAAGCCAGTTGCAGCAGTAAACCCTACGTTTACGTTACCTCTGTTTTTAACAGCAGCGAATAAACCTTCAGTACCTTTAACAGAAGCACTAGCAGCGCCAGTAGCTAATTCTCCCTCTACAACAGCCATTTCTAAATAGTCTTCAAAACGTAATCTAGTTTCAGATTCAGCTTTTAAATACCATAAATATCCTCCAGTTCCATCTTCAGTAGCTACTTCAACCCATCCAATTTGAGCCATGTCAGAACCAGAAACTACAAATTTGTTTCTAATTATAATAGGTGAATTAGAGAATTGAGTAAAAGAAGGATTGATAGTTTTGTAACCAGATCCATCAGAAGCTCCAGTAGAGTTAGTGATTGAAACTCCTTTTCCATATTCAGAACCGTATACGAATATCTTCAAGCCAGTTACTTCTCCAGCGCCAAATGCATCTAAATTAGCAGTCAAGTAAGGTAAAACAGTTAAAGTAGCTAAAGATCCAGACTGAGTAGATGTTACAACTAAAGCTTTAGACTCAACACCGTTAGCATCTAAAATAACAATTGTTTGGTTAGCTGAAATAACGTTTTCTACAAAGTTTTTCCCAGTTCCACCTACAACGAATGTTAATTCATTTGCAACAGCTGTTTTAGTAACGTCATTGTACGCTACGTGTAATCTATTTTGTTCAGACCAAATAACTTGATCAGAAGACATTGGCATTTCTGCTCCAACCATACGTAAGAATCCAGATAAAGTTCTGTTTCCATAACGCTCTACTTCTTGTTCGTAGATTTCAGGTAAGTACTGTTGTGCAAATGTGTCAGAATCTCCAGTACCTGATCCTCCGTTGAAAGACAAGTAGTTAGACTCTAGTAATTGTTGTTTTTGACTCGGTTTAATTGAGCCGAATGTTGGTGATAATGCCATAGTTTTTGTTTTTAAATTTTAATTTTCTTTATACTTAGTTTAGAAGAATCTCTCCCGTCTTGGCTTAGTACCTTTGCTTTAATGCCATTAATAAATCCACTATTCTGAGCTGGTTGTCTTACATCCAAGCTAGGGTTTTTAGAGCTAGTAATTATTTGTTTAGTAGCATCTGATTTCCCTTGTTCGTAGAAATGATTAATAATTGTATCAGCATTGGAAGCCATATATAGCGCTTTGTGATAACCTTTCTCATCTGTTACATTCCCCTTATCGTCAAGGAACTTCCTTACGAAATTGTTAATGTTGGATTGGTCTTCTGCAACTTTTCCAGGATCTTGTACTCCGTATCTAAATTTTTTACCACTGACATCGAAATCAAAACCTTTGAAGTCGTCAGAAAAGTATTTATTAGTTTTGGATTTAAAGTCTGAATGTTGCTGCTCGGCTACTTTTTGGTCCTGATTATATCGATCGAAAAAGTCAATTGCTTTCTGTTGCTTTTGAGTTACGCCGGGTCTCAACTTGATTTCGTCGTAGTACTTACTCTTTGTTTGCTCTAGAAAACTTCTTGCTTGTGCAACCTCTTCTTTTATTGCTAATTTTTTAAACCTAATATCTCTATCGTCATCGATATCTTCATCATAAGAGAATTTATCCTCCATCAAAAAAGAAATCTCATCTTCATTAAGATGCGGTTTAGATTTTCTATAATATTCTTTTAATAAAACCGTTTCGTCAACAGTTGAATAATCTGCATTTAATCTAACATAGTCTTCAATGTTACCACCAGTGTCTCTCATAAAAGAAACCAGTTTCTCTATGTTTTCTGGTAGCAAGGCTGTTTCAGCTGTAATTTCTTCAGGTTCAAAATCTTTAGTTTTAGTCTCGCCAATCATAATTGGTTCGTCTTCAACTTCTTTTGACTCCTCTACAATTTCCTCTAATACAGTTTTAATTTCTTCTAAAGGTTCTTGTAAAACCACTTTAGCAACCTCTTCGTTTGGGATAACAACTTTAGCGACTTGTTCGGATGGTTTAGATAAATCAACTTTAGTTACTTCGCCTGCTTCTCTGTTAAATTTTTTCATTTTAGGTTTTGACTTTATTTTAAAGTCTCCCTCTTGTTTTACTTCTGACATAATATGATATAATTAAATAATTAATAAATATTAGCTAGGTCCAAATTTTTCTAATCCAAATCCACCTAAAACATCGTTTCCGGAAGACTCAAAATCTTTTGGTAATAGATCGTTTTTTCTTTGATCTATTAACTCGGACTGTTGAGTTCCTTGCATTTTTATTCTTTTGTCTTTTCTATCTTCTAACTCTTTTTCTTTCTGTTGTTCAGAGTTTACAGTTAATTGAGCTAGTTGCATTTTGTAATTAAACTCTTCAGCCATAAGCTCTTTCTTTATAGTAGCTTCCATCTGCATTCGTTGTATATCAAATTGAGACTTAGCTTGCTCTATACTTACTTTTTCAGCTGTTAAAGCTTGTTGTTTTTGAACTTCAAACATAGCTGCTTTTTCCGCTGACTCTGCATTTGCTTGAGCTTGAGCTTGAATATTTTGTTGTTGAGCCTCTTGTTCTCTTTTTATCTTCTGTGTTTGTCTAAGCTTTAAGAACTGATTAGCTGTTTTAGTGTTTTTAATTTCACGTATATCTATAGCGTCAGACAAAGCAATAGCTCCTGTTTGTAGAGCCATTTGAATATTTTGCTCTAACAAAGCTTTATCATGCTCCTCTGGTTCCATTTCTAAATATAAACCAAAGTCATGAAGCTGTAAATTAATTAATTCCTCTAAAGTCTTTGTGTTGAAAGTACTTATTGAATTTTTTAGAGAGTTTTCAGTCATAGGGTTCTGAATTAAATCAGCAACCTTTAAACTTATGTTTTCGCACATTCTTAAAGTAACATACAATAAAGAGTCTAATAAATGTCTAGTAGCTGTATTAGAAGCGTTGACCGCTAGTTTTTGTATACCAACTAAAGCATCTTTGTCTGGAGCGCTTCCGTCTCTAGCTTCGTTTAATCCGGTTACATCACGGATCATTTGTAAATAGTATTGATAGGTACCAATTAAACTCTGTATCTTAGCTTGACCAGAAGATGATGATAGTTCTTGAATAGGTATTTTACCTGCATTCATACCACCTTCTTGAGTAAGAGATCTACCAACTATACTACCTGTTTGAAAGTACATGTTAAGCGCTTCTGCAGGATTATACGATGTTCCATTACCTAAATCAACCTCAGCTAAACCATCCATATCTAAGAATACTCCATCTGGAACTATTCTAGACATAACCTGTTGCAATTTAAGATGTGTTAGTTGTATCATATCCGCAAATCCAGTTATTCTACTAACGATAGATTCTATGCGTCCTTTATACATTTTAGGAGCTGTGATACAATAGTTCATTTCAACTTTAGTTGTATCAGCTGTTGGTCTAGTCATGTTCTCTGCTAGCTTCCATTCTAGCATAGTGTTATTACCTAGCACCTTAGCTCCAGTGTAAAGAACTTCTATAGTTCTATATACTCTTTCAAAATTATCGCTTGGTGGTGGATTAAATCCATCGTTCTTCTCTAAGGTTTTTTCAAGACCCTGTTCCGTTCTCTTTATCTTGAATACTTGATTCATATAAGTTTTGTATTCAAAATACATAACCTGAACAGTGTTGCTATCGTAATTACCCCATCCAGTAACAAACTGAGAATTACCTGGCATTTTTTGTATCTTCAATAGCTCTTCCTCAGGTATATTAGGGAATTGCTTCTTTAACTCTGGTATAGTTATTGACTTAACTTCTCCAACATAATATATGTCTTCAAAGTTTGGGTTTTCTGTGTAGGAGTAAACCAAATAAGCTGGGTCGACGTATTCTATCTTAATGCCTTCAGTGCTGTTAAATCTCGTTTTACAAGCTGCAATACCTAGTATTGTTAAATCAGCTGCTAATCTCTTTTTGGTTTGATCGTACTTATTAGCTGCTAAAACATTATTTATAACTTCTTCTTCTGCTATTTCTACATTTTGTTTGTAGCTCATTTGCATGTGAAGATCCAACTCGTCTCTACTTTCAGGTAGACTATTCAAATCACTAGTCATAGATAAATCCGCGCCAAGTTGATTTTTTATATCTAAAAGCAAGTCTTTAGTATTCATGTCTCTCTGAACAGCTTCAGCATAATCTGTCCTGCTTTTAACAGAGAAAGGATCTTGTGCATAAGCTGATATATCATAAGACTTGTTAGACATACCGTTAGCTACGATATCAACAAACTTAGATATCACTGGCACAGGTGTCCAGTCTAGATTAAGGTAAGATAAATCACCATTTATAGATAATTCATTTTTATACTTTTGAACACTCTGCTCACCTCTTGCGTATAGTCTTAGCTGATGAAAATTACTGTAACTTTGAGCATATCTATTACCCGATCTACCCTCTTGAAACCATTCACCTTCTATTGCCCTAGCGACTTGCACTCCGTAATCTAGGCTTGCTTTTACCTCGTCGCTAACTACTTGGCTAGGAAATGAACTATTAGTATTAGTCTGTATTTTCATTTATTAAATCATTTTTGATGATGAACCAGTGTTATCATATTTCTTTATTCCTAAGTCTATAGGTTGGAATTCTTTTTTAGACGTTGGTGTATATCTATTCTTATTACAAGCCATTAAAGCGAGTCCTGAGCTTATAGATGCATCGTGTTTTGTTCTGTTGTTTATATTAAACTTAGCCCAATCTTCTAATGTTCTTTGGAAATACATATCACCAAATCCATTTTCAGTGTAACCAACGCTTGTGTTTATATATGTTTCAATTGCTGCAGCGTGTGCTTGCTTAATATCTTCACTAGAGTTAGGTATTCCACCTATATCTTTTTCTGTAACTGATAATTTATTCCAAACCTTATCAGGTCTGTTCATAGAGTAACCTCTATAACCTCTTCTTTTAAAGTGGTACAATAATCTAGGTTTATTGTTTTCACATAATATAGGCATTCCGTAGAATACACAAGCCATTAGAACATCTTCGAAAAATATCTCAGCAGTTTGAGGTCTAGCTATATATTCTAAAAAGAAATGGTTAGGTGGTACGTCTTCCATACTGAACTTTGTTAAACCATGTAAAGATCCATTAGAACCTCTACCATCAACAGTTCCTGATATATCATAACTATCACAACCAAAAGCTCCACAGTGTTCATTACCTGGGTACTTACTACCATTCTTTAGTATTACACGATTTTGTAGATTAAAAGGTGGAACCCAAGATATTCTAAAGTTACCATCTTTGTTTGGCATAAATAAAACCCTAGAATCTTTAACACCATTTTCCCATTGAAAACTACCAGTGGTAACAGATGATAAATTATTAAGGTCCTCGTTATGATCTATTTGCTCGTATATTTTAGCTAAATTAAATAATGATTGTTTTGTTTCATCTCTGAAAGCATGTTTCTCTGTTCTAGGAAACTGACGGTAGTATTCATTTAACCCGTCTTGATCACTCTTTAATCCTTCTACTTCGTTTTCCCAATGCTCTATAACACCTATCGTTATCGGTATACCACTAGGATCTACTCTATCTTTAGTTGGGTTATCGAATACAGGTAAGCCATGAGAATCAATGAATCCTTCGTAGTTCCATTCCATAGGTATGAACAAAGAATATAATCCTGAGCTAGTCTGACCATTGCGGTTTCTACTTGTAACGTCTGATGCATTATAAAGTTTTTTGAAGTTACCTCCACCTTTTTCTAAAGCATTTGAGGTTGAACCCATCATGCATTTGCCAACTATCCTGCTACCAAGTCTTAGACATGTTTTAGTAACTCTCCAGTTGTTTAATATATTATCTGGTCTCTCCCATTTTCCACTTTCATCGTGTACCAATAGTTTTAATTTTTCTCCATCATAGGAGTTATCACCAGTGTTTTTCCAGTCAATAGTTGTATCAAGTCCTTCTAAGTCCTGCTCTGTTAAACCTTCGTTTAATTTCTTTCTAGTTAATCTAGATGCTGGTATTCTATAAGCAAGCTCTGTCTTCGGTCTATCCATACCATCTTGTATTGGTCTGAAAAAGAAAGGATAATTTATAGATATAGGTACAACCTTATCTGTAAACATCTTCTTAGCATCTGCACCTGATTTTGATAATATACCAAACCTAGCATCTGTAGACATCGTTGCCATATTAACTGTTTCTCCAGAAGCCATAAACGAAAAACCAGAACGTCTGTTTTTTAGATACGACATACCGTAGCATCTTACATCAGCTTTACAAGCTTCCCAGAATATAAAAAATATTCTATTTGATTCTCTATAATCAGCTGATCCAATATCAATCTTTGACCATTGTAAGTACATATAATGAGTACCAGTTACATAAGTTGGTTCACCATTGTTATAAAACCAAAAACCTTTTTCCCTTCTTTCAAATTCCTTATCGATATACTCGTACCAATCCTCTTTGAAATCAGTTGGGTACTTGTCCCAATCAAATACACTTTTTATCTTAGATAGTTCTTTAGGGTATTCTAGTTTAGTCCAAACCTGTTTACTAGCTTCATCAGAGCACTTGTGTACTTCTTCAGAAACTAATGGTAAAGCTATTTTTAAGTTTTGTATTTCTACAATCTCACCTATAGTACCATCTTTACTTATTATAACTATATCGAACTCAGAGTTATAACCATACTCCCATTTTTTGTACTTATTATTTCTTTTAAGTATAACAGGTTTTATATGGTCTTTTACGGTTCTTATTAATGTTTGCTCGTACATTTATTTAGATCTACCTTCAGCAAAGCCTCTAAAAGACTTCTCTTGTTTACCGTCTTTAGGTTTCTCCTGTAGCAATTTCTCTTCTTCTTCTATACGATTAAGTATTTCAAAAGCATCGAATATAGCCAACTTTTTAGTTGCGGCAGCGTTTTTAAGTCTATCAGCTGAGATGTCTTCTCCTGAATCAACAATCTTTTCTTCTGCCACTTTTATTAATTCCTCAACTGCTTTTTGCCCAGCTCGGATTATACTTAACTTCGTCTCCTTGTTTGTCATATTTAATTACAATATCATTTGATTTCATACAATACAATCTTTCGTTATCTATAAAAAACTCAAACTCACCAAACGGCGTGTAACCAACTAGATCCCCAGGATTGATTTCTAGAGCTTCTAAGGAACTATTACCATATTTTAGTATTCCTATAAGCTTTCTTTCTTTATCTGCCGTTAAAACATCACTATCAACAATAGGATTTATAAAGCATCTATCTCCAAAAGCGTTCCATTCGCCATCTCGTTTATATAAATAAACTTGATCTACGGCACAGAAAAATTTATTATCAACAAATTTAGATCTACTATCTTTCTGGTTACCTCTCATATCATAGAATCTTCTAAAAACGTTGTGATGTATTATAATTATATCACCTTTTTTTATCTTAGTTTTAAAAGCTTTAGGTACTTCTAGTACTACAGCTTGATTACTAACGTTTTTAAACGACTCAATACGACTATTAGTTATTAAAGTTTTATCACCAACCTTAATTTCATTATCGTATCTTTTATTAACAGGTTCAACAATAAAGTCAAATAAGCTCTGCATTAATAAGCTAGATCATATTCAACAGATATCGCCATGTTAGAATTAAATTTCTTCCATGGCATTACCTCGTTGTTTTTTTTAATGTGAACGCTATAAGAATTGTCAGATTCATCGTGCAGTATGTGAGATATCTCATGACCACCATAAACTGATTGACCTACAGCATAATGCATTGCATCTGTTTTGTAGTCAGAACCTATACTAATTTTTCTTATAACTGAAGACATTGTATATTTATTTAACTTCTTCTGTGATCGCGATATAAGAACCGTCCTCCAAGTTAATACTAACAGCTCCGTACTTTTCTTCTAAAACCTTTTTGTTGTCTTCAACTTCTTTGTTGATTTCTTGAACGTAACCTAGTAAACCATATTTCTGCGCTTCTAAAACACCTACCTGGTTTAATGCTTGGTTCATCTTTCCTTGGTTCTCTCTTACTGTTTTTAATTCTTCTTCTGTGATTTTGAATTCCATTTGATTTAATTTAATTGTTTTTGACATTGTTTTTATTATTCTTTTTTATTATCACTTGATCTTTTTGCTTTTTCCCACGTTCTACCCACAAAGTAAGCCCCGTATACAGTTACTAGCAATGTTTGAAATATTGGAACGTACTGCTCTGCTACAGAAAAACCTCCAATATTACCATCAAAAAAAGATAGTATAGTAAAAATGAAGGTTAAATATATTAAAACTATAGGGCGTATATTCTTCGATAACCAGCTATCACTAGCCATATCCGCTTTCCAGCGATCAGTTACCTGAACCTGAGCTTCACTATCAGCCTTCTCTAGTATCTCTAGTATAAGTCTTTGTGCTTCAAGTTTTTCTTCTTTACTAGTAGTAAGATTATCAACAACTTCACCAATGCTTTTGATGACGCCGCCAGTAAGCCATTGAAATATCTTATTCATTTATTTTTTATTTTTAGAAGGCATGCTCATTATTTCTGAAACACTATAACTAGGCTCTTCTTCTACTTTTGGCGAAGCTATGTATGATACTGATTTTCCTTTTTTATCTATTAATGAGTATTCATTAGAAGCATATGGTTTAGGAGTAACAGTGTATCTACCTTTAAATCTTTCTTGTAATTCAGCTTGTTGAGGTATTTCGCCTACTTTTGCTTTTGGGTTTTCAGGATCTGTGTTAATTAGTTTTTCTGGGAGTCCATCACCTGTTTTATTTCTAGGTTTTTTATTGAACATTTGTGTATACGCCATAGTTTTTATTATTTATTAGTTATTTTTTACCATTTAACTTTATCAGCCCAGTAAGCAGCAGAGCTTTTACCTTTTGCAATATTCTTACCGTGTCTAGCTTTAAAAGATTTTCTTTTAGCTTTCATTTTATCAGACTCACCTTCTTTAGGTTTACCAGCTGTGCTAGCACCTTGTTGACCAAATCTAATTATTTTTTCAATACCATTATAACAAGCTTTTACCACATGAGATTTACCTCCGCTAGATTGACGCTTAGGTTTGTTACATGGCATATCTTTTTTACTTATCATCTCCTGTGTTTTTTAGTTTAACCCATCTAGTTAAAGTGTACCCAATAGACACAAGTAATAAAAGAACCTTCAAACCCATTTCTAGATTCGAGAAAGTTGTAACGCTTAAAGTCATAGTGTTTAAAGCGAATATTTTTGCGTCCCCCATGTTAAACATTTTAGCCTACTTAGCTCGTTGAGTAATTGGTGTTTTCAAAGAATCACACCCACAATAAGCTAGCTTTAGCTTCATTCCGTTTTTGCCAGAGCTAGAGCCTTGACCGTGTGGTCTATTGTCTTGGCTTAATGGCCCGTCCCATAGAGTGTTTTCGCCTACTATACCGTTTTTAGAGTCTTTCATAATATTTATATTTGTGTTGTTAGTGTCTTTGGTTTAATAAAATCTGTACTAACAGAGTTTTGTCTTTGCTGCACATCTCCAAAAATACCGTTACCAGCAACTTGACTGTTGGCATTGAATACTGGTTTTGCATAACCTAGTTCATTACCTGGTACTTGAGGAACTTGGGCCTGCTGCTGAACTGGTAGCGCTTGTTGCACAGGTACACCTGTTAATGGATCTACTTGTTGTGATTGATCTTGATTTATCATATTTATCTATTTTTATCTTTATTAACGTTATTTATAGAAGTAATCAAAACCTTATCTGTGTAGTTCTGACCTTTCATTATTTTGTTTCTTCTAGTACTAGTTGGAATATCTTCTTCTCCAAGAATAATTCTGTACATTCTAAGGATTAATTGCTTACACTTAAAAGACACTTTATATATGTGGTACTTTTGTGTAGTGCGATTTCTCTCTCTCCATACTTCAATCCAACCTTCTTTTAATAATCTATTCCATCTTCTGTTGTCCCAACTGTAGGAATACGAACCTGTTATAAAGTCTTGCTTTGAAAACAAATCCATACAGTCTAAATATATTAAAAGCTCTAAATCAGCGTCGTTTAAATTATTATTCTTACAAGCCCATTTACGTACTATTCTATAATGTTTAAATAAATTAAGATCTTTTACATCACCAGCCGTTATTCTCATACGACAACTACAACATCACCCATTTTTATAACATGGAAAGACTCTTTTTTTATTTCAATTTTATGACCAGCGTGTCTGTCAAAAAATATAACATCATTTTCTTTAATACCAGCTACATCGCTTCCTAGAGAAATTACTCTACCTTCTACGTATCTAATATCTTCTCTATGTGATTCAGCTAAGAAAAGCCCACCTTTTGTAGAGGTGGTACCTTCTTTTAGCTTCTCTATTATTATGTTATTACCTACTGCTTTCATTACGTAATTCTTAAGTTATTAATTACACAATCTGTTGACAGTATTGTTGTAGCGACTGATGCTGCATTTTGTAATGCACACTTAGTAACTAACAGCGGGTTTATGATACCAGATTTAATCATATTAACAGTTTTACCTGTAATTACATCTAGACCTCTCCCTCTCTTATTTGGTATATGTATGTCTGTTATACCAGCGTTTTCTAATATTGTATTAAAAGGTGCTCTAATCGCGTCTAGGAGCACTTGTTCTCCCTGGTTTAAAGCTTTAAGATACATTGAAGCGTTTAACAGCGCTATTCCACCTCCTGCTACAATACCCTCTTTGATAGCTGCTTTAGTTGCGCATATAGCGTCTTCCACTCTATCATTCTTTTCTTTTAACTCTATTTCAGAGTTAGCACCAACTTTTACAATAGCTATTTTAGCTGATAGTCTAGCTAATCTTTTTTCTAGCTTTATAATATTGAAAGGTTGTTTCTCAGTTAGCAACTGTTCTTTAAGATCAGCTATAATATCTAAAACCTCTTGCGGTGTTTTACCTACTTTCAATATAGTCTCTTCGTGAGTTGTAATACTTCTTAAACAAGAGCCTAAATGTTCTACCTGGATTAAATCCATATCGTCACCAAGGTCTTCGTTTATAATTGTAGCACCTGTTAGTAAAGCAAGATCGTCTAATACTTCTTTCTTACTGATACCAAATGTTGGTGCATCGATAACATTAACTTTAATATTACCTTTATTTTTATTCATTGCTAGAGCTGATAAAACACCTTGATCTAAATCGCCTATAATAAGCAAAGGTTTGTTGTTTTTTATTACATACTCTAACACTGATTGAATCTGTCTTATTGTTTCAACAGGTGACTCAATTAATAAAACCAATGGCTTTTCTAATTCAGCTGATTTATCCTGTTGATTGGTTATGAAATGAGAATTCTTTAATCCTTTTTCATATTGAATACCATCAACAACTTCTATCTCTGTGATCCCAGACGAAGATGTCTCCATCATAACTATTCCTGTGTTATCTACCGCTCTAAAAGCATCGGCTATTAACTTACCTAGTTCTTGATCATTATTCGTAGAGATAGTAGCTATCTGGTCTATCATATCGCCTTTAACGCTGACAGAATTTTGTTGCAAATATTTAACCACTTTTTGAGTGGCTGAATTTATACCATCTTTTAACTCTCTCGAGTTTGTTTTGTTTGATACCTTATACGCTTCTTTTAAGATAGCATGAGCTAATACAGTTGCTGTTGTTGTTCCGTCTCCGGCTTCTCTAACAGTTTTCCTAGCCGCTTCTTTAAGAAGTGTTGCTCCCATATTTTCTACAGGATCTAGTAACACTATTGAATCAGCTACAGTTACACCATCTTTGGTAATAACTGGTCGACCTGATCCGTCTTCTAACATTACACATTTACCGCTAGCTCCTAATGTGGAGCTAACAGCTAATGTAAGTTTTTCTATTCCTTTAAAAACGTTTGCTCTGGCTTCTTCGCCAAAGTTAAGGTTCTTTACTAT